AAGCAAATAGCGATACAAGGTCATCCCAAGAGAAACGCGCTGATGCCGAGAGTCGGAAGCAGCATATCATTAACAATGTCAACCGTTATGTAAGGTAACTGTCATGGCAAACCTTGAAAATGAAGAAGTCGTAGATGATCGCCGCGCTGCTCTAGAGGCTGCGTTTGATGCGGCTGAAAACTCCGAAACGGACGCGCCCACAACGACAACGGAGGAGCCTAAAGGAGGCCACGTTGAGCCGAAAGAGGGGGGCCCTGAGGCTACAGCTCCGCCGAAAACGGACGTCCCGAATGACGCCCCGGGAAGCAAATCGACACAACCCTCGGACCAAACTCCGAAACCAACTTCGCAAGCTCCGCAATCTTGGAAACCAGCCCAAAAGGCTAAATGGGACAAGCTCGATCCAGATATTCAGCAAGAAGTGCTGCGTCGGGAACGTGATACTACTCAGGTTTTGAACGAGACTGCATACGCGAGGCAAATTGCTGGTCGATTCTCACAAACGGTACAACCGTTTATGGCACGGATTCAGTCTTTGAGCCTTGACCCGCTCCAAGCTGTTCAAGAACTGCTTAAAGCAGATCACTTGCTGTCTACTTCGCCAAAGGCAGCTCGCGCAAAGTTCATGGCAACGCTAATCAATGATTATGGCATTGATTTGCAGGAACTTGACAACGCGCTAGCTGGTAAGCCAGAAGCAGATCCAGTTGATTCGAGAGTTGAACAACTGCTACAGCAACGGTTAGCGCCAATCCAGCAGTTTCTTTCACAGCAACAGCAGTATGAGCAACAGCGGCAGCAGCAAGTGTCGCAGCAGTTGGCGCATACTGTAGACACAATGGCCCAAGATCCACAGTATCCGCACTTTGAACAAGTACGTGATTCTATGGCAGATATTGTCGAAATTATGGCAAATCGTGGGCAACACATAACGATTGAAGCGGCGTATAATCGTGCTGTTGCGATGGATCCGGTTTTGGGCCAGGAACTAGCTACCAAGGCGGCAGCACAAGCTCAGGTAACGAAAGCAGCTTTGCATAACGGCAAAGCACAGCGGGCGTTACAAGCTTCTGTCTCAGTAGGTGGCGCTCCAAGTGGCACTACAGCTGGAGCACTATCGGCCAATGATCGGCGAGCCACTATTGAAGCAGCGTTTGATGCGCTAAGCAATCGATAGTCAGGAAACCCGGTAGTTCACCTAGTTTTCTCACTCTTCAATAGGAGCCACAAATGGCATTCGCAAATAGCGCAATTAGCGACATCATCGCTACCACGATTCAGTCTCGTACCGGTCAAATCGCCGACAACGTGACTTCAAATAACGCCTTGCTTACTCGACTGAAGCAACGCGGCAACATCAAGACGTTCGATGGTGGTAACACCATTATGCAAGAGCTGTCCTTCAGCTCGAACGGCAACGCAGGTTGGTATTCGGGTTATGAGACCTTGCCGATCGCTGCCCAGGATGTCATCAGCTCAGCTGAGTACACCATCAAGCAGGCCGCTTGCCCGGTGACTATCAGCGGTCTTGAGCAACTGCAAAATGCTGGTAAGCAACGGATCATCGATCTGCTTGATTCCCGCATGGAAGTTGCTGAAGCTTCGATGGCTAACCTGATTGCGGCTGGCTTGTACAGTGATGGTACGGCAGCTGGTGGCAAGCAAATCGATGGTCTGCTGAAGCAGGTTGCAACGGTTACTACGGGTACTGTCGGTGGTATTGACCGCGGCACTTGGTTGTTCTGGCGTAATCAGTACTTCCGCATGACTACGACTGGTACGGCAGCTGTCTCTGCTACGAACGTGCAGAACTACATGAACCGCATGTGGTCTTCGCTTGTTCGTGGTCAAGATCGTCCGGACCTGATCTTGGTCGACAATACGTTCTGGTCGTTCTACATGGCTTCTCTGCAGAACATTCAGCGTTTTGCTGGTACTGACACTGCCAAGCTCGGTTTCGTGTCGCTCAAGTACATGGATGCTGATGTGGTGCTGGACGGCGGTATGCAAATCAACTGGACCTCTACTGGTGCTGCCGGTACGGCGCCTGTTGGTGTGCCTTCTGCGAGCGCGTACTTCCTCAACACGAAGTACCTGTTCTATCGTCCGCATGCGAGTCGCAACATGGTTCCCCTGTCGCCTGGACAGCGTTACAGCGTCAACCAAGACGCTTCGACGCAAATCCTGGCATGGGCTGGTAATCTGACTTCGTCGGGTCTCCAGTTCCAGGGTCGCATGGACAACACCTAATCAACCCAGACACAGGAGATAACACATGTCTGCTTCAATCATCGGCCTCAGCCCCACGCTGGTTACACTGACCACCAGTGTTCCCGCCTTCAAGCCGGGAACTATTGGTGGTTTCGACGACGCTACCGCTGACGGTACTTCAGTCGTTGGTTACAAGGAATACATCTACGGCACGGCGACCGCAGCCATCACGGCTCTGGGCTACGCTTGCGTCGAAGGTGTTCTGAACGCCAACTTCAGCATGATTACGACGGCCAACACGGCGGCTGGTCAGCTGGGAGGTCACGGTTCCCGTGTCGGCGTCGCTCAGGCGGCAATGGCAACTGGCGACTTTGGCTGGTTCCAGATCGTCGGTAAGGGTTCGCTGCGCTGTCTTGCTTCCGCGGCTATCGGCACTCGTTTGAACACCACGGCCACGGCTGGCGCGGTGGACGACGATGGCACGGCTTCTTCGCGTGCTATCAACGGCATCGTCATCAAGACGGTCGTTGGCGGCGCAGAAGCCACCTGCCCTGACGCACGGTTCAGCTATCCCACAGTTGGCGCGACGCTGTAACCAATTGGGGGAGAATCGCGGATTGATTGCGGGTCTCTACTGAGATACCAACCGCCTCCTCCACCCTTCAACCACTAGGAACATACCCATGTCCACCGAAACCCTTGATTTTGCAATGAACTTCGATGACGGCCAGCAAAGCGAAGCCGACAAGAAGTTGCTCGTCATCTTTTACCGAGATGTACAAAAGAACGAAGGCAAATCGACTGAGCAAGGTCGTCCCATCTTCGATGAAATCGATGTAGTCAAGATCATTGCGCCAGGCCAGCGTGATTCATTTGTTGGTGACGCCACCGAGCAGTACCAACAGCGGTTCCCCACTCAATGGGCCCGATACAAAGCTGGTCGTGATCAAGGTGAAGGTAGCGGTACCCCGCTTAACATGCTGCCTTGGATGTCCATGTCAGCAGTTGCCGAATTCAAAGCACTGAATTGCCATACGGTCGAGCAATTGGTCGGTATGCCCGATTCAGTTTCCCAACGATTCATGGGCCATCATCAAATCAAGCAACGTGCGCAAGCTTACTTGGATGCTGCAAAGGACGCAGCACCTCTGATGAAGCTGACTGCTGAGCTTGAGAAGCGTGACGAGCAAATTCGTCAGCAAGCAGAACTCATGGCTGCTATGAAGACTAGACTCGATCAACTCGAGACGAAAACTGGTCTTGCAAAGGCGTAAGTAATGAATTACTGGACTCCGCTAGCGATTCTCAATCAGGCTGCTGGTGAGCTTGGGCTCACACAACCGGCTACTGTTGTCGGATTGTCGGATGTCCAGTCTATTCAATTGCTTTCGATGCTCCAATCTGCGGGGAACGAGCTTCTGCTCTATTACCCCTGGGAGCAGTTTGCTAAACGGTTTGATATTGCATTAGTGGCAGCTCAGGAAGACTACAATGTCCCAACTGACTATGCCTACTTTCGTGACCAGACTCAGTGGGATTCCACTAACCATTGGCCGTTGTTAGGCCCGAAGTCAGCCCAGGAATGGGCATGGCTCAAGAATTCATTTGTTGCCACCCTCCCGCGTATGCGTTACCGCATTCAGGGTGACAAATTCAAAGTGTTCCCCGTTCCTCCAGTAGGCACGACCCAAAGTTTTTACATGGAGTATATCTCCAATTACTGGGTTGCTGCGTCTGGCAGTACGACGGGAAGCAAGAATTTAGTGTCGCTTGATACAGACGTAGTGCTGTATGATCCCTGGCTAGTCATTAAGTTTGTTAAGCTAAAGTTCTACGAGCTTAAGGGATTCAATACCGCTGGAGTTCGCCAAGACTTCATGCGTGTGTTTGAGTCTCTAACAGGCAAAGATACTGGTGCTGAAAAGCTTAGTCTTGCACCACAGTTCCAGACTCCGTACATTGGTGCGTGGTCTATTCCAGATGGTTCCTGGAGTACTTAATGTTTGTTGCGGCTCCTGTTGAAGACACATTTAAGCCAGAGACCGTCCCAGCGCCGGTTGGTGGTTTGAATGCGTATGATTCTCTGGCAGCAATGCCAGATACGGATGCTATTCTACTAGAAAACTGGTGGCCGCAGCCGTATGGATGCTCCATGCGGAAAGGATACACAGAGTGGACAACAGGACTACCTGCTTCAGTTGGTACCATTGCTGGATGGTTTGGGACTGACGGAACTCAGAAGTTGTTTGCCTGGTCTAGTACTGGCATGTACGACATTAGCACTCGAGCAGTTGCTGGTGCAGCCATTGTTTCTGGTCTAAGTAATTCTAGCTGGGAAACAGTTACCTTCACTAATACCGCTGGCGGCAATCTTATTGCTGTAAACGGTGTCGATAATGGCATCATCTACAAGGCGGCTGGCGTTGCACGTCTTGTTTTGGGCGACGGCATTGTAGTTAACACATGGGCCGGCCTAAATCCAGTAGATGCAGTCCAACTCACTGTCCACCAGCACCGTCTTTGGGCCGTTAAGAAGAATTCCCCAGTAGGGTATTATCTGCCACCAGATGCAGTACAGGGTACATTCCTGTCCTATGACTTCGGCCCACTGTTCAAGAAAGGCGGAAACTTACAGTTTCTGAGCACTTGGACACTGGATGACGGTAATGGTGCTGAGGATCATCTTTTAGCAGTTTCTTCTCGAGGTGAAGCAGTTGTATTTTCCGGCACTGACCCGAGTAGCTCTACTGCTTGGGCTTTGGTCGGGGTTTACGACATTGGAGCACCAGTAGCAGGGCGTCGTTCACATTGCAAAGCTGGCGGTGATCAACTTGTACTGACACAGCAAGGTCTTGTGTCAATGACAAGTATGCTGGTTTCAACAAAAGTTGAAAGCGCAGAGCAACCGCTTACTTCACGTAAGATTCAGTTCCTTCTTTCCGAGCTAACATCCTCATACGGAACACTGACTGGCTGGCAAGTCTTGTATCATCCGACCATTAACATGGTTTTGGTCAATTTGCCATCGGCAACAGCATCATTAATTGGGCAACTTGCGGCTAATCAGATTACTAAAGGTTGGTGTACGTTTTCTGGGATGTCCGCAGCGTCATGGTGCTCCCATAACAATCTTCTGTACTTTGGCAACACGCTGGGTACCGTATATAAGGCATGGGACGGTAACTCAGACAATGTTTTGCTAAATGATACTGGTGGAACTGGTGTCAATGCACTTGCGCAGCAAGCCTACTCGTATTTTGGAGGCCGTGGTACTCAGAAGCAAGTCGGCATGTATCGCCCCACTTTCGTAACTCGTGGTGAGGTTGCGTACGCTACTGAAA